TCCTGGCCCGTCAATAAGATGACATCAAAGGCACGAGCGGGAACCCGAAGGGCCTGTGACCGGCAATGGTAATGCCGGAACCGCCATGAGCCGCCAGCAAAGGAAGGACCAGTCATATTCCCGTACCGCAGGGTGAAAGGGGGATACTGTGGGCATGGCCTGGGCAGCTTAGTCACCTGCCGCCACCTGCCGTCGGTATCATGGCGCTTATTAACCATAAGCGGCTTGGATATTCCCGTGCCGGGGGTGAGAAGTAAGGCAATCCCGTTGCCTGATAATACGGCACAGATATGGAAATGAAATGAGTTTACGGGAACCTGCTCCGGGAGACAGCGGCATATCGCCATGTCCTGCCTGGGGCGGCTTTCCCATTTGTGATAATACCGGTTTGGGATGCCGTGATGCGTCCCGCCGGGCTCTTGCCGGATGCAAGACCTGTCGCCACAAGCTGATTGCGCCCTTGTTTGGGGCGTACTGCCCGGTTTGCGGCGCATGGTGTTTCATTCGGCGGCCAACAGGGTGGGGGAAAGCCTGATGTGAGGAGGTGAACGATATGCGGGTGCTTATAAGGGAAATAAGGATAAGGGAAGGCAGGCGCAGGCTGGATGACAGCAACGTGAAAGAGCTGGCAGAGAGTATCCAGGAACTTGGGCTTCTTAATCCCATTACCATAGACAGGAACCATGTACTGATTGCCGGGTTCCATCGGCTGGAAGCAGTAAGAATCCTTGGGTGGGAGGAAGTGGAATGCACTGTCAGCAGCCTGGATGGCCTGGAAGCTGAATTGGCGGAGATTGATGAGAATTTTATACGTAAGAATCTGCCACCTATTGAATATGGAGAAATGCTTTTACGGCGGAAGGAAATCTATGAAATGCTGCACCCGGAAACAAAAGCGACTTATAAGGGCGGGAAATTCAGGGGGAACCAGCACCGGGAAGTGGTGGCGGACAAAATGTCCGCCACCACAAAGTCATTTGTGAAGGACACGGCTGAGAAATTAGGCGTTGCGCCCCGCACCGTCAGGAGGCAGATACAGACAGCGAAAAACCTTGCGCCAGAGGCAAAAGAGATTATTAAAGAGGCGGATACCAAAATTTCCAGGAAAGCCACAATGAAGATTTCCTATCTGGAGCCGGAGCGGCAGAAAGAGGCCGCCTTGCTCTTGGCGGCAGGGGAGATCCGGACAGTGGATGAATATACCGCAAAAGAAAACCCGGAGGAAAAAAAGCAGGAACCGAAAAATCCAGCCAGTTTAAAAGAAGTTGTGGCGGAACTGAAAGACCCGGATAAGGATTGCAGTGGCACACCGGACAGTTTCCTGGAGGAATACAGCGCATTTGTCCGGAAATTCCATAAAGAGATCAGTTGGTACAGCGACCCATATTATGACACGGTATTTCCCCATGTCAGCATGGAGCAGCTTGCCAGTCTCCGGGAACTGACCAGATCCATCTGTTCCGCCGCCGAAGAATTATTCCAAAAAGTAGAAAGGACAATGAAAATATGAGCAGTTACAGAAAAAAACATAACTCCCCAAAGCCTGCGAAGCCGAAACCGGCGGCGCTGCCTGAACCGGAATATAATAATCCGGGCGTGGAGCGGTCTATCCACACCGACCGTCTGACTTCCGGCCTTCCTTACCAACGCCCTGTAAACCCCAAAGAGGTTGAGCGCCTGATACGGGAATGGGACGAGCGGTTGCTTGACCCTATCACGGTCAGCTTCCGTGATGGGAAATTTTATGTAGTAGACGGCCAGCACCGTATTTCCGCCATGCGGGAAATGAATGGGGGCAAAGGGATCATGGTAAACTGCAAGGTCTATAACGGCCTGACTTACGAGCAGGAAGCGGACCTCTGCTATAAACTGGATAAAGCGAAGAAACGCCTGAGCCTGTCACAGTCCACAAACGTCCTGGCGGAATCTGGCGGAGATGCGGAGATCACGGAGATTAAGCGGCTTGTGGAAAACTGCGGCTTTATATGGGCGTTAGGGAAGAGCCATGGAAAAACCGGGGAAATCGTATCCACCCGCGCCCTCGTGAATGCCTACCAGTTATTAGGCGGGGCTTCCTTCACCCGTATGCTACAGCTTTTGTGGGACACCTGGCAGGGGGATCCCCGATCCCTCACTGCCGCACTCTTGGCAGGGCTGGCGCTTTTTATAAAGACTTACGATACGGAACTGAATGACCATACATTTGTTTCACGGCTCTCTCAGGCGGATCCGGATGAGATCAACCGCCGTGGGCGGGCTGATTTTTCCACAAGCAACAACGCGCTCCGGTTTGCCCGCGTCATTTTGGAGAAATATAACGGGCAGCGTGGGGGGAGGAAGCTCCCTTACCGTTTCCATGGGTAACTACGATTAAGCCTGCCAGGATCCGATGGCATTGAGACAAGCAGGAGCGGCATATCTTGAAATGGAGGTGTTGTCTATGGAAGCAACCCAGGACAGAGACTTTAACCAGATGAGGAATGTAGACGTGCGGACGGTTGAGCGGGGAAGCCTTGTGGATATCAGCAAAATACATATTGACCCCCAAATGCCCCGTGAACAGAGGCTGGCGGATTTTGTCCGCCAGATTGGGAACCCTTATTGCTACAAATGTGGGAAAATTGTGGTCAAAGTGAGTTTTACGGACACCAACGCGACACTGGAGGACCGTTTGGAACATTATTTAAGGACACTATAGGAGATAAAAATGAAGAGGACAGAGTTTATCAGCAGGCGGGCTTGACTTTAACACTTTAAAGTGGTATATTCAAGGAAATAAGCATAACGGTGAAGCCCATTGTGAAAAGTTTTGCTGAGGATTTTTTACAAGATGGAGGTTCACCATGGATAATTTAACAGAAAGCAGGGTATACCGCGCTGCGCTTTATGTCCGCCTGTCCAAAGAGGACGGCGACAAAGAGGAAAGCGACAGCATCGTGAATCAGAAAGACCTGATCAGGGCGTTCCTGGCGGATAAGCCGGATATCCATATCTGCGCTGAGTGCGTGGACGACGGGTACAGTGGGGCGAATTTTGACCGCCCTTCTTTTAAGAGGATGATCCGTGACATTGAAGCTAGGAAAATTGATTGTGTGGTGGTCAAGGACCTGTCAAGGTTTGGGCGTAACTTCGTGGAGGCCGGGCGCTATATCGACCAGATTTTCCCGGCGCTTGGTATCCGGTTTATCGCGGTCAACGATAACTATGACAGCATAAACGGGCGCACATCTTCCGATAAGATACTGATCCCGTTCAAAAACCTGATAAACGACGCATATTGCCGCGATATATCAATCAAAGTCAGGAGCCAGCTTGAAATCAAGAGGAAAAAAGGGGATTTCATTGGCTCTTTTGCCGTATATGGCTACCGGAAAGACCCCTCTGACCGGCATAAACTCGTGGTTGACGAATATGCCGCCGCGGTCGTCCGTGACATTTTCCGCTGGAAGCTGGAAGGGGCAAGCCAGCAGAGGATCGCTGATCGCCTGAATGGGCGGGGGGAATTGTCCCCCATGGAATACAAACGGTTTTGCGGTTTGCAGTATAAATCCGGCTTCCAAGTAAAGCCCAAGGCGAAATGGACCGCAGTAGCGATTGGCCGGATCCTCCGTAATGAGTTTTATGTCGGCACCTTGGTCCAGGGCAGGCGTACCACCCCGAACCATAAAGTAAAAAAGACCATACAGAAACCAAGCGAGGAATGGGTAAGGGTTGAGGACAGCCACCCGGCAATTGTGGAAAAAGATGATTTCCTTGCCGTGGGGCGGCTCCTGATGCAGGATACCCGTGTGGCTCCCAAAGAGGAAACAGTATACCTGTTTTCCGGCCTGGCGTTCTGCGGCGATTGCAGGCAGAACATGGTACGCAACAGTGTGTGCAGGAATGGGAAAACCTACGTGTACTATATATGCGGCAATAACCGTACAAATAAAGCCTGCTCCAGCCACCGGATCAGCGAAGTCGCCCTGACAGAGGCCGTATTACTGTCTTTGAAGGAACATATCGCTAATATCCTGGATGTGGAGCGTGTGCTGCAATATATTGAAACTCTTCCGATCCACCGGGAAGAAGTGCAGAAGGCCGACGCGCAGCTTGTAAAAAAACAGGAGGAAATCTCCCGCTACAGCAGATTAAAGAAAACACTCTATGAATCCCTGTCTGACGGCCTGATTGATAAAGAGGAATACCTGGAATTAAAATCCGGCTATGATATGAAGATTGCTGACGCGAAGGCCGCGAGCGAAAAGCTGAAGGAGGAACTGGAAGGGCTTTTGCAGAACCGCGCAGGCACCAGCCTTTGGATCGAGCGTTTTAAGAAATACCAGAATATCACGGAACTTACAAGGCATATCGCGGTGACGCTGATTGAGCGCATCCTGGTCTTTGAGGACAGCCGCATTGAGATACGATTCCGTTACCAATACGATTATGAGCGGGCGTTGGAACTGATCCGGAATACGCAGAGGCTTTACACGGGGGAGAAAAAATCCCATGAAAAGGAGGCGGTGTGACATGGCAAGGGTAAGCAGGAAAGCCGCTATCATGGAAACGGAGCCAAAGGCCGTGTTTCTTCCGGAGCGGGTTTATAACACAGCGGTCTATGCCCGCCTTTCTGTGGAAGATAACAACAGGACGGGCGACAGGGAATCCATTACCATGCAGAGGTATATGCTTGAGAAATATGTGGACGCGCAGGCGGATATGCGGCTTTGCGGCGTATTCTGCGACAATGGGGAGACAGGCACGGATTTTGAACGGCCGGAATTTGAGCGCCTGATGGAAGGGATAAGGAGCCGCCGGATTGACTGTGTTGTGGTAAAAGATCTATCACGTTTCGGGCGTAACTACGTGGAAACCGGCTATTACCTGGAAAAAATATTCCCCTATCTTGGGGTAAGGTTTGTAGCGGTCAATGACAGTTACGACAGCAAAAAGGATAAGAATGGGAATGAACTGGTTATCTCCCTCAAAAACCTTGTTAACGACCTGTACGCGAAGGACATATCGCAGAAAGTCAACACAGCGCTGGAAACAAAACAGCGGAAGGGAGAGTTTATTGGGGCATTCCCGCCATATGGATACCTGAAATCCCCGGAAGATAAGCACAGGCTTATCCCGGATCCGGAAGCAGCCCCAGTTGTCCGTGAAATATTCCAGTGGAGGGCGGAGGGCATCGGGATAAACATGATTGCACGGTATCTGAATGACAGGGGAACCCCCTGCCCCGCCATGCACCATTACCTGAACGGATACAAAAAGAAGAAGCCGGAAGGGACAGGGGCAATCTGGCAGGGGCAGATTATAAAAAAGATAACCAGATATCCTGTCTATGTTGGCCATATGGCACAAGGTAAAACAAAGAAATCTTTAAGTGATGGGATCCCCTTAACTAATGTTGACAAAAAGGACTGGATAATCGCCCATAATACCCATGAGGCAATCGTCAGCCAAGAGATTTTTGACAAGGTGCAGTCCATAAG